CCCAATAATAATAATTTATACCCATATGGGGTAATTTTTTGTCTAGTGCCCAGCAGTAAGTCTTCGTCTTGAATATCTTCTAATGCTTTTCCTTTAAAAATACTCGCAATAACTTTATGAATGACGCCCATCTTCTTAAGCTTACTGGCAGTAGTTAACCAAATTGGCATATAAAATTTCCAAGTCAATACATCAATAGGATTACCTGTGCCTTGGGGAATACTTCTACTCGTAAATGTTATGCCATCTTGGAATACTGCGGTTAATGAAGTCCAATCTACAAAATTATCAGTGCTTTGTAATTCTAGGGCAGGATTGAATAATGTACCTAATTGTTCAATAATTTCTAATTTTTGTTGATAATTAGTTGTCCAAAAATCAACAGTGATTCTTAATCTATAAGGAACCGGCATCAGTCTTTCAAGAGTAAATGCTTGTCCCTGAACCTGCTCATACTCACCGGTTTCTTGATTTACTGCTCTTTGTCTAATTTGCATTTTGTCAACAAACGTAGGATTTTGAGTTCTATTTTGTTCGTACTCTAATCCACTTATATAATATGTAATTAATGGCGCACTTGGTAAATTACTCGCACTATTATTTGCAATTATAGTAGCCGCTTGTCTGCTACTGTCACCATACATTATAGGAACACGGATTAATATATCATTACCGTTTGGGTCTTTTCCCCTAGTGACATACCAATTGCTGAATATTTTTGCAAATTGAATTAAGAATCTTCTGAGTTGATTATCATAAAAGTAGGCAGCCATAGTTTATATTTCCGGTGGTATTACGTCAAGGGCAGGTTGCAAAACAGATGACAATGGTTGCGCTTCTGGAACAACTTCTCCTGTACTATTTAGATAAATTTCACCTTCATTGTTAATAAATCCGGACAATAGTGAAGTATCTTGAGCAGTGAATCCAGTATCAGTTCTTACATTCTCACTAATGCGAATCCATAATTGACCATTCCAACGATATAATATCTGCGGCATATAGTCAATGCGCAAGAAATAGTCACCTACTTGCGGACTTTGTGGGAAACTTATTCCAGCACCAACCGGATATCCATTGGGGGCAGTACCGTCGCCAGTCATATACCCCGTGCTATATCCGAATGCTCTAGGACTTGCTCTAGTAATATACTGAAATGCAGGATCACAGTCTGCACGATAGTCCATCTGTTGGGTAATATCGGCAGTGAATCCAGTTGCTTCAGGATCTTGATCGGCTGTAGCATATGTGTTATCAGCAGTACCATACGGACCTGTGATTACACCCAATGACTGCACTGCAAGAGACTTTGTAGTTTCTACTGATCCAGAACCGTTTTCTGTTAACTTAGGTGTTTCTTCTACCATATTCAAACTAGCTTGTACAAATCTATCTAGTTTGTCTTCAATCTCCATGTCAGCGGTCATATCCCAAATACTAGCAAGAACTTCTTTTTTAATTCTAATTCCAGCACTAGCATTTTTATATTTTGGACTACGCATGAAGACTATAGTTCCTTCTACGGGAATAGCAGTGCCTGTATTTCCCGAAGTAACTATATTAATAGGAGGTGCCGGCTGATTAGTTTCTTCGGACAATACATTATTAGATTTGAATCTACCATATGTGGGAACAACATAAAGTTTACTAGTATCATACCCAGCTTTAGGAACTAATCTTTGTGCTTCTCTTAGTGCAGCATCATTGATTGCTATATTCTTATTATAAGTTGAGAGAATACTAGCTAAACTATCATTTTCTTTGAGAAGCCAGTATGCAGGATCAGGAGGTTTAATCCCAATCGGTACTTCTTGGATAGACTCGTAAATCGTATCACCGAATGCAATAGTATAGCCCGGAGGATAAGTTCTATCTTTATCCCAATCACCGAGATAGTTGTCTTGATTGATAGGTTCTTTAAGAATATCAGTAAATTCTTCACTGTTAATAAGCGGTTCACACTTGATACGCCATAAGTGCGGGAACCAAGTTTGAGTAAACCCTTCACTTGCATAGTTAGCATCAGTGATTTGCATGAATCTTTTCAACGCTACAGGGATAGCCTCGTTAAGTGGATTATAATCAATCAAGTGCGGTAGTTCCAGTACGTCACCAACCATAAGTTTTCTACCTACAAGGTCTATCATATCATTGTAGTGGACAGTGATAAAGAGTATATCATTATTCAGGAACAAA